CAACATTTGACGAGAGATTCTTGTGAAACCAGCAATGTACTGAGCAGCTGCATCAGACATAGTAATATCAAAATCAACTTGTGATTTAGAACTACCTTGAACCTGAGGAGCTGGGTTACCTTCGCCACCTGTTTCTTTAGGGAAAGTAAACAAACCAGTTGATAATTGACCAATTGGAGTGATACTTCTTACGTGAACCTTACGAGAAGGTAAAGCGTAAACTTGATTTGCATATTCTCTTGGAATAGTACCAGTTAAATTGACAGCTTCTGTCATTGTACCTGCTGCTTTTGTATCCATTGCAAATGATGTGCTTTTTTGCTCACCTCTTGCAATCTTGTTGATGTTGTCAGCGTTCTTCTCTATTCCTTCAGCTAATAACTGATTGAAAGATTTTCTTTCGTTTTGATTCATTTTAGCACGATTGTTTTTTGCTTCTAATTTTTCAATTTCATCTTTTAATACAGAGATGTCTGCTTTTACCGCTTCTATTGCGGTGTTGTTTTCTGCTTTTGCAGTTTCAAATGCTTCTTTGACTTCTGTTTTAACTCCGTCAAATGCACCTTTTACTTCTTCTAAGTTCATTACTTGAAAATTTTAAATGATTGTAAATAATTAACGATTTCCATCTCAGCCTTGACATTCGGATTTTCGACTTCTTCCAATGCTTTCTCAAGCGGTTGTGAATCTTCGATAATTGAATCTACGTTTTCGATTTCAGATAGATATTGTTGTAATTGCTTTAGCCTTAACTCTAACAATTCAAATGTAGCATCTGTAAAGTTTCCTGTTCTTAAAGACTTAATCGTTTTATTAATCTCGTCTATAACCTCAGTCTTTCCTTCAGATTTAACACTTACTGTTGGAGTATTAGCATTGGCTCCCCATAAAACGGATGAACCTTCGTACAATTTAATTTCTGTGATTTCATTGAACTGCCCTTTGTCTTGAGACTTGATAGTCTGAAATCCAATAGAGTGTTCTGTGATGTGACCTGCTTTGTATAATTCATACAGATCATTTCCTAATGTTGTATTAGGAAGCTTTACTTCAGCTTTTAAACCAAAAGCATCCTCCACCATAGTGTAAGGCTTGGCTACTGGTTTATCGGTAGAGTGGTTCATTAAATGCCACACTCTGTTCTTTCCTTGCGGACCATTTTCCTTTAAGGTTTTAGTAAAAGCACCTGGGGTGATTATGTCACCATCGCTGTCTACGTTACCAAAAGCAGAATAATAAACCATAATGGTTCTATTACTGTCTACCATATCAATGGGAGCACCATCTACCGATTTCTTGTTATAAAAATTACTCATATTTATTTGTTTAATCAACATACACCGTGCAGCATCGGCAATTACAATTGTTTATTGCTCCTCCACTAGCATCGTGTGCGTATTGCATTTCTATTATTCCGTATTTAGGAGTGTTTACTAGGAATGGTTGATTCACAGGTAATCTTACTCCTCCAGCATCAGGGTTGGTTTGGCTATCTAATGTTTGGTGCCAATATCTAGGACTACCAACATATTCAGCGTGAACCCATTGCTTGAGCAAAGGTATGTTAACTTTTTGTGCTGCTCCTAAGGCTCCTGTGCTAAGTGCCTGATGTGATTCAGTTCTTGCAATCATTAAACTTCTTGCGTTGTTTATTTTGCCTTCTCTTAAGAGTTGTATCGTCATATTGTTAACTTCATCAATCGAAAGATTGTTAGTTCTTCCGTAACTAATTGCTTCGTTTATTAATCTAGCAATTTCGTTGTCTGTTGTATTTTGTATGCCTGACATTTTTGGTCCACTTATCGCAGTCCAATAGGTAAGCATATAGGCCAACCAATCTTTAAAGATAGAATCCAAATTAAAATCTATGGAATCATCTTTTTTATACTTGTCAAATATCTTTTGATACCTCATCGCTGTGTATCCGCCAACCCCTTCATACAAAGTTCGTAAAATATTACTAACTTTCTCGCTACTGAAAAATGTCTTCCTTTGATTTGCTACTTGTGCAGCACCTAACTCTTTTACTAACTGAGCAGCTTTATTAAAATCAGCCTGTAAGACATCCTTTAATTTAGTCTTATACTCTGTTATTGATTTCCTTGCAATTACTTGTTGCAAGTTGAACTGCTGAGATGGTGTTATGATTTTTGGCATTAAGCATTGCTTTTTGCATCTATTTTATCTAACATCTTTCCAGCTGCAATAAAAATAGCATCTAATCCTTGCTGTGCAGAACGTTGTCTGATAGCAATAAGACCTGCTCTATCTACATTCTTATAATCAGAAGTAAATACGTAATGATAATGGTCTTTAGTTTGAGGATCAGCTTGGCTATTTATTCCTAAATGCCATTTGCCATAAGCCTCAATACTATTAGCATCTATATAATCATTCTCCTCTTGTGTAGTAGGATGATTCCAAGCAGATGGAGTTATTACATTACCACTAGCGATTAAAGCATTAGCGTGAGCTATGCCACTAGGGTTTGTCTTGTCTGTCTTTTTAATTTCTATGTCAGCTATAACGGCTTTCAATAAAACATCGAATGAGTTAAATTCCATTAGTCTAAAGTTAAAAGATAAATTGTTTCTGCTATTAATTGTGCTATTTCGTCAATTTGATTTTGTATCCACGTTTCGTTATACAAAGTTACTCTTTGATTTTGTACGTATAAGTATAATTCTTGGAAATACACTATTGTCATATCAGTATCTTGATAATCTTTAAGTGTTTGCACAGAATAACCCAATGGTCTTCCGTAAATACCACTTACTGATTCTACTAATCCGTCTATATGCTCTAAAACTCCCTCATAATAATTTTGCAAGGCTTTATGCGTTGAAAAACATTCGGTTTGATGATGCCATACGATGGCTTGTTGTTTAGAGGTGTGAAGTTGTGAGATAAACTCTACAAATGTTGACATAATTTTTATTTTACTGGTGGAATATTGTAATCGCCTTGTTGTTGTGCATTCATTGGATTTTGTAGCATTGTTATCTCAGCTATTGGTAAATAACCAGCTGGAATATAAATCTCATCCATTGTTTGGTCATTCACAATGTCATAACGCATAGCTGCTCTTTTTTCGTTAGGTGTAATCCACCAAGATTGAGATAAGATAGCAGATAACTCTTTCATATCTTCTTGTAGTTCAGGGAATATTGTAATATCGAAATCGATATAATAATCTTTTCCCATTTCACCAGCAAAGAATCTATTCAAAGCATCACGAAGTAAAACTAATTCAGGAAGAACTACTTGAGTAAGCATTTCCTTTTTAGCTTCCTTCATATTGTTATAAGTCTTGTTGTCAGGATCATTAAACAAAGCAGAGTTAACTCCGTAAACGTTACAAAGTTCTCTAAGTGTTATTTTTTCAGATTCTAATATTTGTAAATCAACTGGACTCATTCCCATATTCACCCAACCTAATTTTGCACCTGCTATTAAAATATTTCCTGCGTTCTTAGCAATACGGCCTCTTGTTCCATATTGATTGTAGAAATCTTCTTTTAACTTACCAGCTTGTTCAGGTCCAAAGTCATTTGATTCATCTGCATACAAGATTCCTTTCGGACCTTGGTTTTGCAACATACCTACAGAGGTATCCTTAGCATCGTTAGAACGTTGAATAGTTCTGTACGCAGCTTGTAAAGGAGATAAGCCATATAATTGTTGAGCATTAGTATTAAAAATAGGGTTGAAGTATTTAAGATGGATTACATCTTCCTTTGCTAACTTGTCCCACCCAACTAGAGTAAATTGGTAACCTTCAACCCCATTGATTGTACCATCGCTAATGATTGCGATATATTGAGGTGGGAGAGTAACAAGTTCAGAAACTTTTCCATTAGATAATCTGTTTGCCCATATATACGAGTTACCAGTTATCAATTTATAGCCAATAACATTCTCTAATAACTCAGAGAAAGATTGATACTCGTTTGGAGATTCTAATAATTTATTTAATGGGGTATCTGCAATTTCATCAAGTGCTTTAATTCTAATCAATTCAGCTTTCGCTAAATCAGAAGTACTTTCTGCATTTAAGATGGTTGACTTGTACCTAGTTAGTTCTTTTCTATTTTTCACCTTGTAAACATAAAATGGAACTGTTGATACAGTTTTACAAATACGTTTTACTACAGAATAAACTTCTGAGTTAAGTGTGTAATCAGAAACGAACTTTTGATAATCTAAATTTGGATAAATTGGCCTTCCGCCTATGATGCCTCCAAAGTTTGGAAGAGGGTTAGCACCCAAGTTTTTATCTTTATTGTTAGTAGCCTTTTGTCTAAAAGGATTTACCGCAGATAATATGTCTGTTAAATTCACTATAAGATATTTTTACAAAAGTAACAAATTTTTAGCCTAAACAATCCAACCTCTCTTCGCTTTTGCATATTTCGAGTAAATAGCATACCTCATCGCATCCATTAAATGGTCTCTAAACTTAACAGGTTCATCCATTGTGTTGCCATCGTGATCTGTTTTCCATTTGTAGTTTTTAATCTCATCTAGTAAGTCCAATGATTCTGATTTCACGAACAATGGGAAAGATTTTACCTTATTAATTCCTGCAAACACATCTTTAGTAGCTGATTTTAAATTAAACCCTGCTTTATTTACCTCAGCTATTGTTTTTGGTTCCGCAGCATCCGCAAATATCTCATCTCTACGAGATAGCCCCATCGATTTAAGACGATCTATCAAAAGTGAAGTTGACATTTTTGTGTCGTAGATTAATTGCTCCACATATAGGTCGCCATCAAAGTTTTTAACTCTTACTAGGGCAGTTTGATTGTTATAACCAAAGTCAAGGCCATAGAAAACCTCCCCACCTTCAGGGAAGTTCCTTCTTCTTCTCCAATGCGAGTAAATCGTAGCTTCGCTAATTGCCCTTTCTCCTAGTCCATATACCCTCCAATATTCGTGATCTGCATCCTTTAATCTCTCAATTTCCGCAATAATGTTTTTATCTAGGAACGGATTGTCCTTATAAGTCGTAATTGTAAAGTCAGTGTCTTCTCTAGGGATGACCTTATCGTAAATCCAGGAGTAATAATCAGACGGATTATAGTCAATTACAATTTTATCCATCGTTCTTAAGGCTAATTGCATCCAAGACTCGTAATTAACCTCATTTGCCTCGTTAATAAACAGATAATGCCTCTTTCGGCCTCTAATCTTCTGAGGTTGGTCGGTAGACACAAACTCCACCGTATTGCCATTTAGGAAGTATAAATTCTCTGATTTGTTGTGCTTTTCCTCTGAATACAAGCCATATTTAGACAATATCTCCACAAAATCCCTCATTACGGAGCCTTTTATGCTGGGTAATGATGAACGGCAAATGGTTAATGTCTTTCCTTTCTCTTGTAGTAGCTTTACGATAAACCAAGTAAGCACATTGTAAGTCTTTCCTGACCTGGTACCTCCTTGCATCACAGAAATCCTCTTCTTAGAGTTGTTTAGTACTTCAAAGACGATATTGGTGGTTACTTCCATAGAAATAAAATTAAATTTTTGGTTTGCTCAAGACAAAGCTAAACCTTTTCGTTTTATAGAAGAGTAGGGGGCTTATCAATCAGTAATGAGTCGTATATCAACCATTATCGGCTCATTTTGTCCTTTTAATGACCACTTATTGATTGATAAAGTTCTCTATTAGCGAACTTTTGTAACCAATATGGTAACATTTGCCTGAATTTTTCCGAATTATTCAAGCAGATTTGACAAAATATGTTAAATAATAAGGGGTAATTATGTTAATTGTTGTAACATAATTAGGAGTATATATGTCACAGATTTTCAAATAATTGTGACAAAATTTGTTAATTGTTGGTAGTCATACTACGCAAATGTTCATTAATTTAAACCTTTCACGGATTCGTGAACATTATAAACTATTGTTGTACCTAAATTATAAAGTCAAGTTATAGATTGACTAAACTACCCCCTGTCGTAAAGTTATAACTTGACTAAAATGCAATTAGAGGCAATTTAAGACACTCTGCTTCTTTTTGTATACATAGTACTACTTTATAATTAAAATGTCTGTATAAGCCTTAAAATGCTAAATAGAGCTATTCTCATATCCTGCGGATCTATTCTTCATACTCATCCATCTCATTTGGTACATCTACCTCTTTATCATACTCGTAAACTGGAATATCTTGGATATGCCCAGCTTCAGTTGCAGGAACTACCATTCCACTATCCTCTAGTGACAAGTGTTCATCGCCATCTAATTTTTTAATGTCATCCACGTGATTTGCTTTTAATACGTTAACTGTAATTTGTTTTACCACATCTCCTTCGTGAGCTACTTCTTGTCTTTCGATGTAACCCCTACGTTTGCCTTTGGTTTTTAATAGGAACATAGTAGCTAAAGTATCTCCCTTGGCAATCCTCTCCATCAGTTTGTGTTCACCAAAGTCTAACATAATCTCCTCTGGTTCTATCTCAGCTAGTTTCCTAGAAAACTCAGCATCATTCTTTAACCATACGTTGTACGAAGCCCTAGATACCCCAGCTGCATCACAAGCAATGGTTATGTTTCCGAAGTTTTCTTTGTAAGCTATGATAAAAGCTTCTTTCGTTATATCTCTGAATTCTGCATTCATAATTGGTTATATTAAGTTTATTTATAATGTGTTATATAGGAAAATAAAAAAAATCAAATGTCAAACATCGTTAAGGCTTTGTTTTGAAACAGAATAATGAAGGGCACAAGGCACTCCTATTTATTTCTACGCTAAAAAACAGGCTAGGGGGTATATGCCTAGCAAGTTAATTTACTCTCATAATCTATATTATGTTAAGTAGTCACCTTGTCATCCCCTACCCTATCATATCCTAGGCAAAGCTAATGTAGTTTTATTATATTGATAGTTTACGCTAACTGATGGCAAAAGTAAAAACCAGCTATTAATACTTCTATTCAATTTACTTTACTATACACTAATATAATAGGTAATATAAACTATATTATATAATATATACAATATAGTTGATAATATAACATAGTATATTATATAACCCTATTAATATATACGATCTAACTACCTTAGTGTACTTAATACACAATAGAATTGTAACATATCCTTAACAATTAACTTAATACTATTTAACATTGTTTCACTATTTAGACTATCTTTATGACTCATTAAACCCTTTATTTATGTTATTATTCTACGTTCTATTATCCTTGTTTGCTGCATTCGTAGGAAACGTTTGCCGCCTTATTTTATCACTAACTATAAAAGAAAACTAAATGAACCAGTCAATTAACACAATAATAGCCCTGTTATTAATAGGTGCAATATATTACAAGGCCGATACACTAGGCCCTAGCTTAGCCCTGTGTTGTTTATTATTATCTAATTTAATAACTAATAAAGCAAAGTAAAATGATAACAATACTAGAAACGATCTTTATTTGTGCTGCTTTAATAGTAGCATATGCACTAATTAAAACAATTTACGAAACAATTAAAACTAAATAATATGCAAACGATTAACACTAGGCCAGTTTATAAAATAGCCGAGGAGATCCTAAACGATTGGCAGGCCCCTTATTTTGGAGCACGTCCCTACCTGGCTGCTATGCTTACAATAAACAGCCATTGCGAAAATTACGGCCAGGATACGGCCAAAAGCATTATCCTTTATTTTTTATCTAATGCAGGAGCCTATAAAGGACCTAAGGCCAAAGAATTAAAAACAGAATTAAAAACACTAATTAAATAACAAAACAAAACCTTTATTTTATGAGCACACTATTAAAATTTCAACGCGGAAACGCTAAACTAGGAAAGGAAATTTATACCTTTTCTTTGCCTGCAGGTCACAGCTGCCCTTTTGCAAACGAATGTTTAAGCAAAGCGGATCGAACTACAGGGAAGCTAACAGACGGCCCCAATACCCAATTTAGGTGCTTTGCTGCATCTGCAGAGGCTGTTTATCCTGCTGTTAGGCTAGCCAGGTGGCACAATTTTGAGCTATTAAGAAATTTAAACAGCTCAGAGGCTGCAGATCTTATTTTAAATAGCTTACCTGTTAAAGCTGGAATTGTTCGTATACACGTTTCAGGGGACTTTTTTAACGAGTCCTATTTTAGGGCCTGGCTGCAGGTGGCAATATCTAGGCCTAATGTTATTTTTTACGCGTATACTAAAAGCCTAGTTTATTGGGTGAATTATATAAAGGATATCCCAGCTAATTTAATACTAAACGCGTCCGAGGGCGGCAAATTAGACGCTCAGATATCTTTGCACGGCCTTAAATTCGCTAAAGTAGTTTATAGTCCTGAGCAGGCCCAGGAGTTAGGCTTATTAATAGATCATACGGACGAAGCAGCCTATAAAACTAAGCAAAGTTTTGCCCTATTAATACACGGCCAGCAGCCTAAAGGATCGAAGGCCTCCCAAGCTATTAAGGATTTAAAGGCGAATAATATCAAGTATTCATATTCTAATTAAAAAATAATATTTTTTAGG